GCGTAACCATCTTTGTTAAGAAACATTGAGTTACCGTGTTTTTCTTTTTTCATATTTTACTCCTATAGTTTGTATATACTATCGTTTAGGACCTTTCAAGATCTCAACGTCTTTTGTTTTTGCTGCATCAGATGCTAATTTAGTACCCATAGACATCAATGATTTTTCAATAGCTGTATCAGCTCTTAATTTAGCTAGATCTTCGTTTTGTTCTAGTTTTTCGTCACTAATTTCTTTTGCTTGTACCATTTTAGCTCTATCTAAATCAATTCTAGCTTGGTCTTCTTTCATCTTACGTTCAGCATCCATAGCTTTTAAATCTACTTCTCTTTGTTTTAATTTAAGTAGTGGGTCATGATCAAATTGAGAAGTTATTTTTTTCTCTTCTTGCATAAACTCCTCAGTCATATCAGCTATTAAAATTGCTTTTCTAGCTTCTATTTTTTGAGCTATTTGTTGCATTTGTTGTTGTACTTGTGGGTTCATCACAGCAGCTTGTTGCATTTGTGGTAACATTTGCATTTCCTGTGGAAACTCTAATTGTACTTGTTCTTGTGCCATCAACGATATGTGCTCCATAATATTTTTTTCTAACGCGGCTGTAATGCTAGGATTATTTCTTACAAAATTACTTGCCATAAAATTTAAGTGAGCTGTAATGTGTGCTCTATGGTCTTGACCTGGAAATGCTTGAAAAGGTTTCATACCCATTGCATCAATGTGTTCGATTGCTGGGTCTTTTGGCATATTTGGTGGAGGTGGTGGTAATATTCTATCAATATCTTTTACACCGATTGCCTCATACATTCCTCTGTATGCAGAATATAAATTATGCATTTGTGGATTTGACATTGCCAATCTTAATTGTTCTTGTGCAAGTGAAACTCTTTGTGACATAGAAAATATATTTGGATCTGCAACAGGAAGTATGTCTACTCTGTCATCAAAATCTGTTGCTTTAACATTTCTTGATGCTCCGATTACGTCGTAAGGGTATTCTGGTGGTAAAGACTCACCAAAAATTTTAGCGAGTAATTTAAATTCTTGTTTAAGACCTACGTAAAGTCTTTTATGGATTGCTGACATTACTCTTGAACCACGTTCTAAAAGAGCTACGGTCGTACCAACAGCGGCCTGTTGATTCCCGTCCCCGACCTGCATGTCAGCAATGGACGCGAATCTTTGTCCTGCTTGAACTACAATTCCCATCAATTGCAATAATGTAGCTGATGGTTCTTTGTATGGTAGGAATACGAATGCATCTTTTAGATTACCACCTGGAGTGTCAACATCTTTAAATTCTCCTGGTTGTATATTTGCGGCATCATCTTTTACTCTGACACCTCTTTGTTTAAATCCTGCAGGTAGGTTGGATAATGTTCCAGCGTCTAATAATTGACGGAGAGCCGCAGTTGCAGTACGACTCAATCCGCCAATCATATGAATTAATCCTAAGCCATAAAATCCTAGTCCAGGCAGAAATTTGAAGTGGACAAAATATTGGATTTTATTTTTCTTTGGATCATTGGGCGCAAAGTTTCGTCTAATAGACAAAACTTTCCTACTGCCTTCTTCGATTGTAACGATGTAAGGCAATTTTATTCCAGTTGGCTCTCCGTCGGGGCCAAGGTCTTCGAATCCTTCTAAGTCTAGATTAACGTGGCATTCTAGAATTGTATACAAAGGATCTATTCTCTGGGATTTTGTAACACCTTCGACTTCTCTTTCTTTTTCTTTTAACTCGTTAGTGATAGTGCCGCTAGGTTTTGTCAATTCGATGTCAGAATAAAATCCAGATACCATCTGTTTTCTTAAATCGTTTTCTGACATCTTGACAACGTGAATGACTGATTCCGCATCGTCTAATGAGGTAGCCGTATACGGAACAACAAGGTCATCCGCAGGGACAAACTTTGATACTGCTCGTCCCAATAAATCGTCATAATAAACTTTTTTAAATGTTGAACCTGAAAGAGGTAAATAAAATAACATTTGATCAAAGTCAGCTTCATACTCTTGCATCTTATCCATGATCTGATAGTTCATAAAATTTTTAACTCTTTGTGCTTGCATTTCTTTCATAGGATCAGACTTACCCATTACCTGAGTTCTTACAGGTCCGTCTGCCGGTAGTAATTCTTTGTAAGCTAAAGCTTGAAACTGTGTTACTGCTTCTGCAAGGACTGGGTGTGTTGCACCTGAAGCTCCTTGAAAAGGTTCTGTTCTGTTTGTGTATTTAAATCCTAATAAATCTAAACCAGTAATGTATGCTCGCTCCCACTCTTTACGAGACATTTTATATTCCATGTAATCATTTTGTAATTGATTACCGATCATGTCTGTGTCTTCTTCTGGAAGTAATTCGTTTAGGTTTGCAAAGTGATCGCCCTCTTGTGGCATCGGCATTGAATTAGGATCAAAATCAATTGTTGCTCCTTCTTCGTCTTCTGTAATTTCTACTGGACCTTTTGGTGTTTCTTCAATTCCCGTAACTTCGACCTCTTCTGCAACTTCGTCGGGTCGTTTATCGTTAGGGAGAGCTTTGTCTATTTCTGCCATATATGTTCTCCTATACTTTCTTAACCTGTTTTGGTTTTAATTTCAACCCTTGTGATAGTGGTCCTTTTTTGGGTGGAACTGCCCAATATTTAAAACCAGGGTTATTATAAACACTGGCTATTTTTTGTGTGTTGGTTTTTTTCTTAGTTTTAGTTTTAGTTTTATTCATCATGCTGATACATCCAATAATTCTTGTTGTTCTGCGAGATATCTTTGATACGCTTCTGGATCATTTTCTCTCATCTCATTAATCATTTGTTGTTCTTCATATCCTTTTTTACCTAGTTGATAAAGTCCTTCACCAACTAGTGTTGCAATACCTAATGGTTGTGCAAACCTTGCAGCTCTCATAACATTAGCAGGTGTAAATACACCCGGTAATCTTAGACCGGCTACTGTTTCGATACCTTTTCTAACCGCTGGATTTTTTATAGTATCGAGTCTACTTGTTAAAGCTTTTATACCTGACGGTGCAAGCGCAGCTTCTGCACCAAGTATGGCTCTATCTAAAGATTGTGTTGGGTCAACTCCTAATCCAACGTTTAAACCAACAAGAGCAGTAGGAGAACCTAAACTACTTGCTATGTCACCAATAACTCTACCCATAAGTGATGGATCGAAGAATGGATTTGAATACAGAGGAACACTTCTTGTTGATGTAGGATCATCTAATATTTTTTTAAATTTATTAAAAATATCTGGAGAATATGCCTTAGCATATCTTAATAAAGTTTCTCTGTTTTTTGGATCCCCTAAAATTTCTTTAAAATCAGATGGTTTAAAACCACGTTTTATTTCTGCATCAATAGATTCCGCTACTCCTTTTCTTATATAATTTAATCTATCTTTAGAAGGAATTTCTTTTAATTCTTTAAAAGTTTTATTTATGTTTGATAATTTAAATTCTTTCTTTTTTCCTGTAAATGAAATTTCTTGAGTATTGGGATCAATATTAACTCCTATTAATCTACCACTGGTTTTTTTAACTTCTTTGTTAATTAATTTGTTAAGAGTATTCATCTCTTCAGCTAATTCTTTAGTTACACCTTTAGTTTTTATTTGATCTAAAATATCTCTTTGTCTTTCATAAAATTTATCTAATCTAATTTCACTTGGTTTAATTACAACTTCATTTATAAGTCTTGAATCAAAACCTGTGTTTTGAGTTCCAAACTGAATGCCCAATGCATTTGCATGATCTTTAGATATTCTATGAGCAAAATCTATAAGACCTTTTCCTTCTTTAGAAAGAATTTTCTTTTCTCTTAAAATAGGTCTTTTTATTTTTTCGCTTATTTGTTCTTGAACAGTGAGATCAGTTACATCACCGTATCTTTGTTTTTCTGTTAGATAGCCCTTTTTTTTAGTTGATTTAGGGTATTCTAAATTATCTTTCTTTTTATAATACGGAAAAATTCTATCCAATTGTTTATTAGTGACTGGATATTTTTTTACAAAATCTTTTTTTAATAAACCTTGACCTTTTGGTTTAGAATATAATTCTTTAATATCTTTTTCAAAATTTGTTTGCATTGTTTTGTTTGGAAAATCAGGTGTACCATCCTGTCTAACAATAATTCTATCTGTATCAAATCTAGTTTTTCCACTAGCTTTTGTTTCAAGTGTAGTTTCACCTGTTCTAACACCCGAAACTTTGTACATGTTTTTAGGGTCTTTTTTCCAATCATCATAACTATCATATTTTTTAATTTCTTCTTTATAAACCTCTTTAGCAATTTTATCTTGTTCTTTTGTTAAAGGTTTAGAGCCAAACCCTTTTTTTTCATAAGCTTCTTGTGCCGTAATAACTTTAAATTTTTTTTCAGGAAATTTTTTTAAAAGTCTATTAAAATTTGTAGCAGTAGCTGCTTTTTCATTTTTAGTAATTATATTATTTTTGTCTATATATTTTTTAATATCAACAGTTGAACCAGGTTTTAATTCTTCTAAAAATTTAACTATTTCTGTAGTTGTAGTTTTAATATTAGTTCCTTTTTTTGGAGGTTTAGTAGAATAAAATTTTGGCGCTGACCTATCTACTATAATATCTTTAAGATTTTTAGCTTTTTTTATATTTCTATTTAAAAAATTTTCAACATTAGCTTCTATTTTACTTTTATTAACATAATCGTTTAAAAGTTTTCTAGTAACAGTGGTTCCTTTAGGTAAAGATTCAACGTAACTTAATAGTTTTGCTTGACCTCCTGCATCAAACCTCATTCGTTCGCTTTGAGCCATGGCGCTTGGTTCACGGACATAGCTTTCCTCATACATATCTAAAATAGATTCTACGTCGTACTCTTCCATTACTCTCCTAATAGTCTTGCAATACCGCCGGATGCTTTTTTAATTTTTGTAGTTTTGTTAGAAACTTCTTCAATAATTTCTTTTTTTATAAATTCACTCATATCATCAGCATCAGCTTCTGTACCATCTATATCAAATTTAACTTCGTATTCATCATACTCATCTGCAAATGCTCCACCTGTACCTTCGTCAGCCATACCTTTACCAGATTTATATTCCATGACACTTCTGTTAGCGACACCATCAACAACTTCGTCTTCACCAACTCTAACTCCGCCTGTCTTGTCTTTTACAATTCTTGCATCGCCAGTTACAATATCTTCTGTCAACGTATAATCATCGCCATTTGCACCCGTGTAAGAATATTCATCTACTCTTTCTTGTGGTCCCACCTTAGATTTTTTACCAAACATTTTAATTTTAGAAACTAAATCAAAAAAATAATCAGGTGCCCCTGTTACTGTTTCTTTTATCATTTCTACTTTTGGTCCAGCTTTTTCTGCAAGGCCGATTAACCCTGTTTTAAGTGCAGCTAATCCGGCAGCACCTGCACCAGCAGCTTTCATAAACTCACGTCTTGCTTTATCTGCAAGTTTACCTTTTGAAAACGGAACTCTTATATTGTCGTTATCTTCAGCTAATAAATAATTTAAACCAGTTGATGTAGTTGCTTGACTCCCTGGTGACATTAATCTTGTTCTAGCCATCAAGGCATCTGAACCATGGCCAATGTCTGATAGACTTGGTTCAACATCTACGATACCACCTGTATATTTTTCATCTCTTGGTTTTTTAGGAAGACCTGTATCGCCCTCACCTTTTATAATTTTTTCTAGATCACCTAACGGATCATCTTCTGACAAATTAAATTCATCTGTCTTTTTTGGTTTGTCGTATTGTTTAAGTGGATTTCTAGGATTAAAAGGTTTACCTTGATCATCTATTGGTAGTTTGACTACAGTGTCATCAAACACCTCATCTTTAATTTTTATTTTTTCAATTCCTGATGCAGGTCTTTTAAAAATATTGTCTATCTGTTTTTGAAACAGTTCTGTTATTTCACCAAACTCATTTTTAGCAAAATTCATAATAGCTTCTTTGCTTAATCCTTGATTAGCAAGAGATCTTGCTGCAATTAAAAATCTTTTTATAGCTTCTGACTTTAATGACATAGTTAGTAGTACTCTCTCCTCCTAGGTGGTTGTATTTCGTCTTCGTAATCTTCTGGATGGGGTAGGAAGCCTCCCTGCCTGAATCGCATGATAGCCATGGTCATGCTGTCAACCAAGTCATCATGATCGCCATATGGAAATG